CCCACAGACCGGTACCAAGTCTTGCTCCGCCGACTGTTCCATAGAATGTCACCTTATCCTGTGGATAATATCTATTGGTTACAATACTTGGTCTTCCATCTTCTCCAAATGTTGCAGATGCGCCATAAACCATATCATTTGTCAGAATCTGACTGATTCCAAATTCATCATTAAGATATGCTGTGAGATCCGTATTTCTCAAAAGGGCGCCAGCGCCAATATTACCGTTAATGACCTTCTGAAGTTCTGCATTATTTCTCATCTTTGTCAGAGTAGCAGATGCGCAATACATTCCATTAATTGTAACACCAACGTCTTTTGCATCATCAATAATGTCCTGGAGCTGTGATGGAATATCTTTTGCTGCTCCAGCGCCAAAGTCGAGTGTCAATGATGTCTGTTCTTCTGGAACCCCATAATCAACGGTCAAATCAAGATCATTTTCCTTAATTGTAATTTTACCTGTAGCGAGAAGTTCGTTTTTGGCAACCTTCGATCTAGTAAATACCTGATCGGCAAGTCTGATACCGTCATTCATGACGTAATCATAAAGCGCGGTATCTCCCTGTACTCCGGTTCTCATAAGGGCTCTAAGTCTTTCTGACTGATTGATCTTTACTTTGATCAGACCCTTCTCAATGTTTCTATGATCGATCGGAATTCTGAACGTTTTCTGTGATTCTGTATCAAATCCGTGGAACTGCGCCATCATTGGAATCTGATACTGACTTGCGATAGATTCCCATCTCGCAACGAGATTATCTGTTTTTTCATCGCCAAGGATTGTGTCAACGGGGTCATTCTGTCTTTCAACAGAAAAACCAATATTGAGCCAATCTTCATTCGGGATAAATCCCTGAATATTATTTTCCCATCTGATATCAGGCATAAATCTTATCCTCCAATCTTAATACGGTCTTGTTACGGTAGATTCCGTAATAAACTTGAACCCAAGTGCGGCAAGCGCGGTCTTGGCAGCAGATGCAAGTCTGTTCGGGTCTTTGGTATAATACGTTGTTGATGTGCTTGCTACTGTATCATCTGACAATTCATAACCAGTGCCACCATCACTTTCATACCAACCTTTTTCAACAGGGTTTAATTCTGCCGCATAATTTGTTACTGCGGTATGGTCTGTATCAGGCAGATAATATGTCTTACTTGTGTTGACAGTAGTATCTGTTGAATCGGCGTAAGTGTAATTTGGTGAAGAACCGCTTCTTTCCTGCCATCCGTTTGCCTTCGGACTTACAAGGTCTTTTAGCGTAACGGAATTGTAAGAATAACTTACAATAGCAAGTCTATCTTCGTAAATTGTTCCGCCCATTACCACAGATCCAGGCATATCACCGCTTGTCACATCTACGTCTTCATATACGATGCCGACCGCATTTGCATCATTTGACGGCCATGCCGTTCCCATAGGAACATATTTTGCACCGTCATCGGCAGTCACTGCCCCGGACTGAGCAATCTGCTTAGTCTTTCTTGTTACAGGCTCATCTACAGCAAGGAACCAGCCTGGTCTGTAAGTTCCTGCCTGTTCTTTGTCAAAAATAAAAGACATTTACTTTCCTCCCATCTTCTATTATTTATTTGCTTTTGGGGCTTCTCCGTATATATTGCCGTGATATTGTTTTTCTAACATCGCGGCACGGCTTTTAATATTTGGTGAACCGCCGTTATTTGCCGGCGGGTTAGAAACAGCTGCCCCTTGCTGTTGCTGTGTTGTAATAAAATCTGCCCATTCATCTGTAAGTTTTTTCTTTAACTCATCTGAATTTTTGATTTTATTTTCATTATCTAGCTCAATACTATCAAGTTCAGATACTTTTACAATTGAATCAATTCTTTTCTCAGATACCCCGATTTCTTTCAGAAGTTCCTTATAAGCAGATGTTTTTTTGGCGGTTGTTTCTTTTTTATGCTGTTCTGATTTATAATTATTGTATTCTTTTTCAAGATCCTCAAATTTTTGCTTATAAATACCGTCTCCTGATTTCTCCGCTTTTTCTTTTAATTCATCGAGCTCTGTTTTAATCGTGTCTCTTTCTTTTGATACAGTATCAAATTCTTTTGCTTTTTCTTCAAAAGAATCCCTTTGTTTTTTCAATGCTTCAACCGTATCTGAATGTGCTTCAATAATTTCATCGATCTTTTCTGGCTCAATTCCTAGAGCCATCAGAAACTTTCTAGTAAGTGCCATTGTAATCTCCTTTTCTTCGTAGGTGTTGCTTTACCATTCATTACATAATTATTATATCATAACAATTAATAATGTAAATATAATTTTTTACGATTAATATATACAAATATAATAGTACATGATATAATCATATTGAGAAAGGAGGCTTTTTAATGACATTAGAAGAATATATTAAAGTAAATAATTTTCCAAAAGTCAGAAAACTCGGAAAAATTAAAGGAGTTACTTATTATATTGAAAATAATATTACTGATAATGAAGACGTCGGTATTCCTTTTGTTATACAAGAAATAGGTGATAAATTTTCAGTTTGTACATCCGATGAAAGTTTATACGCCATAGACATTTTAATTGAAGAAAATCAATGAAAGCAAATATAGATATAAAAGTAAATAAAGATGATTCAGGTAAAACAATCAACGAGGCACAAGAAGCGCTTGATCGTGCACTTGAAAGAATAGGAATTGAGGCAGAAGGACAAGCAAAATTATATTTAACAGAAAGCGGAGCAGTAGATACAGGAAGACTTAGAGGTTCCGTTTCGCATGTCACACAACCTCGTGCAGTCACAATTGGCACAAATGTTGAATATGCGCCATATATCGAGCTTGGAACATATAAAATGGCGGCGCGACCATATTTGTCTCCTGCAATTAAAAATCATCTTGATAGATATAAACAAATTATTATGGAGGAATTAAAAAAATGAGTGATAATATTGATTATAAAAAACTACAAGATAAAAAAGAAGAAGAAACACATGCAGTATGGACCGTAATACGCCCAACAGCAAAACTATGTAAAACATGCATCCATAGATTGCCAGATACTGAGTATACAATCGGGGCAGAAAAATCTATATGCGATATGTTTCTTGATGAAAAACCTACTGAAGTTTTATGGGAAGATGCCGATTGTGACTTTTACGAAGAAGAGGAGTAAAAACTCCTCTTTTTTATTGACCATATTTATTATATCCTTTTTCAAGACGTAATTCCATATCAACTATTAGTCTTCTTCCGCCTTTTTCTACGTCTTGTCCCCAGTATATTTTTGTAATTTTATATGTACCGCCTCTTTGAAGAATAATTTCACGTTCTGCTTTTCCAAATGCACCATCTGATAATACATATAATGCCTCAGATCCTTTTGGGCAGTAAATATTTATTCTCATACTTCCAGGGGTATACGTTCCGCCACCACGGCTAATAGAACCTGATACAAATTGACCTAATTGATTTTCTATTCCGATGAACTGCTGTAATTCTGCGTCTGTCATACCTTGCAGAGTTCCATATGGTATATCTAAAAATCCGCCCTTTCCTTCTAATGTAGCAAAATTCTGAGCAGTTTGCATCCATATGTCATCTTTTGTTTTTGATTTTTCTATGAATGTAGTAAGATTTTTAATTGCATTTCCTTTACCTTCATTATCGAGTGGGACTTTTCCTACTCCCTTAAAATATTGTTGATCCCAGCCTGATCCTCCTGAGTACTTAGGGGATTTAAATCCTGCAAGCGGTCTATTAAACGCACCGGACGCAGATGTATATGCATAATATGCGGAATGTTCGGCCGATGTAGAACTAGCATGAATAGGTTTTGCCCATTTAGTATAATATGCATCTCCTGATCTATATTGACTCATTGTATACCACTTTGCTTTGTCTTTTCTTTCTTGAGAATAGGCTTCGGCTTCAGGAGTAAGACTATCTACTTTTTTCTGTGCTTTTTCTACTAATTTTTGTGCTTTTTCATATTCTTTACCTAATTGCTCAAATTCATCAATGCTTTTTAATAATTTTTCAAATTTCTCTATTTGTGATTCATTCCATTTTATATATCCTTCATATTGAGGAGTACCCGGTTCATGAGGATTTTGATTTTTAAGTTGTTTTGCCTTTTCTAATTCATCTTCAAAATATACTTTTTTTGCCGCAATCGTTTTCTTTTTTGTGGTATATTCAGAAACACCGACTTCATCTTTCCATATACCTGAAAACTTTTTATCATTTGGAAGCGCGGCTTTTGCCTTTTCAAGTTCCTTTTTTGCATCATCTAATTCTTTTTGCTGTTCAGGTGTCAATTTAGAACCTGTAGGAGAAATCGTTTTCGTTTTTTGTTTAGGTGATAATTTCTCTAAATATTTTTCGATTTCATCGGCCTGTTCTTTAATCAATTTATCATCTAAATAATCTTGCCAGACTTTTGATGGTTTTCCTATACTTTTAAGATAATTATAGAACTGATTCGCGTTAGTTACATTCTCCGCCTTAAGCTCATTATATACATTTGACATTTTTTTATTTTGATAAACAGATTTATCAAACTTAAGCGGTTCTTCTATTTTGCTGTATTTTCCAATTACATATTTATCGATCTTAGCCGCTTCAGCAGGATCCAGTTCACCAGCGACATATTTCGCCCATACATCGCCTTGTTTGCCTATTCCTGTATCTTTACCGATCTTTTTTAATTCATTATAAAATGACCCCGCTGAATACGGTATAGTGCTATCGCTTTTAATTTCGTTATAGATTTCTGTAACCTTTTTATTTTTAAGCTGATCAAGATCAACTACCTTTTGTCCATTAGGTACTGAAGCAGAAGTAGGGGCCGGTTTAGGTGTAGTTTTTGGCGCTGTTACTCCTAAAATTTTATCTAATTCAGGATCATCAATTTTTCCTTTTACATATTGTTCAAAATAATTATACTGCTCATAAGCAGTTTTTCCTGAACAATGGTCATATGCTTTTTGCCAAGTAGAACTATCAAATACATCTTCAATATAATCAAGATCTGTAGGTAAATCAGCTTTAGTAATTGGTATACCTAAAATTTTATTTACCCCTGCTCCACCAATATTTAATGTTCCATTTTTATATTTCTTATAAAATGTTACTGGTTCTGCTCCTAATTTTGCAACATAATCATCAAATTTTTGAACAACAGAATAATCATATTGTGTTAAAAATTCCTTATAAGTATCAGGTAAATCTGCTTTACTTTTAATATCAACGGGTTTAGTTGTAGTAGATGCCGAAGTATATTTTTGCCATTGCTCAACTAGTTTATCTATTTCTTCAGTCTGTTCTTTAGTAAGTTGTTTTTTCTTATATTTTTCCCACACATCCAGCGTGCCCTCATTTAATGCCTGTGCGTCATTAAGCGCATTATAAAATTTAAATGATAAATCAGACGATATATCATTTAGATCAGAATATACTTTTGTTACTGGAGGTAAATTGTCGTAATCAATTTTAGAAACCGCGCCATTTATTGTATATTCATCTAATTTATTGACAATACCATCTATCTGTTTCATCTCATTTTCATTGAGTTGCTGTTTTTTGTACTTTTCCCATATATCATAACTATCGAGTGGATCATGGGCATTTGCAATATTATCAAGTAAATCTTTAAACTCATTTGCTGAATCAGAGTCTACTTTACCTTTTAACTTTGAATATACCTGGGCGGGACCGCCAGGAAGTTTATCATAATCAATATTAGAAGAAACCGGAATATCTTTTACTGTATATTTATTTAACTTGCCTACAATATCATCGATTTGCTTCATTTCACTTTCAGTGAGTTCTTTTTTCTTATATTTTTTCCAAATATACATATAACTCTTATTGTATTTAAGTCCCATATCAGTAATAAGACCCATAAACTCATTTGCAATATCTGATGATATTTCTTTTTCCAGTTCATCTTGTATAGCAGACGGTACAGATAATTTATTATAATCAATTTCAACTTTTTTAGCAGTTACACCAAGTAGTTTTTCATCTAAAAATGAGTCATCAATTTCTCCATTTGCCCATTTAGTTACATACTTATCCCATAGTATATTATATTTATTTGATTCTTTAATAATATGTTGAAAAATAACAGCGTCATTGATTTTAGAATCGGTAGCTAATTCAGATGTTGTCATTTTTGAGTATGGATTTACTGCTGGTTCTATTCCAGGTGCAGAAGGCGCGACGGTCTGATATTTTTTAATCACATATTTATCGATCTTTTCAATGTCATCAAAATCGAGTTCGCCGTTCAAATACTTTTTCCATACATCAGATTGAGACTTATAACCTTTTGTTGTAGCAATCTTTTTCAGTTCGTTATAGAATTTATTAGCAGTTGTTTTATCTCCATCTGCAACAAAATCATTGTAAACTCCGGTTACTTTTTTCTTTGACAATGCGTCAATATCAAGTCCTGTTACAGATTCACCAGGCATTGCTTCTTCTAATGCAGAATATTTCTTTTGCAAATGCTTTTCAATTTTTTGTACATCAACATCTGGCAATTCACCTTTCAGATATTTATCCCATACATCTGAAGGCTTACCCATCTTCTGAAGTTCTTTATAGAATTGATTTGCAGTTTTTACATCTGTCTTTTTGATATCAGTATAAACGGCAGACATTTTCTTATTTTTAAACTGTGATTTATCTAAAACGTTTACAGGCTTATCAATATATAATGCATCTATTTTACTGACCCACTCATTACCATAAGTCTTTCCATACTTCTTTTTGAATTCTTCCCAGCCTCCGGCGTTTTTAATATCTGATTCAGTAAGATCTTGTTCTTTAAGAAATGATTGATACGTTTCTTTCTTTTTAGGATCAATGATTTTTCCAGTTGTATTAACAGAAACAGGCTCTATTTTAGGTTCAACTGATTTAATTGTATACTTATCAAACTTTCCTATAACAGCATCAATTTTTTTCATGTCATCTAAAGGAAGATCCTGTTTTATATACTTCTTCCATGCATTTGACATGAGAAGGCCGTGTTTATCTGAAATCTTTTTAACTGCATCAAAAAATTCTTGACTGCCGTATAACTTTTTATCTAACTTTGTATAATCAATTGGAAGTTTGCTATAATCTACTTTATTAGTTATAGCATTTTTCTTTGCAACAGACTTTATCGTATTCGATTCCTTAGTAATCATGTTGAAATACTTTGGATTTGGAATACAATCATCTACACGTAAAACGTATTTGATCTTTTTGGTTTTATCTAAATACTGTTTTATTTCTTTTTCGCCTGTCCAGATATGTTTTTCATTCTTTCCTCTTTGATTGTCAATTAATCGCAAAACGCCATTTGCATCGCGATCCAGGTTGATAACGTGTGCACCGCCGCCTTTCCAGGCAACAGATAATGTGTATCTTTCTCCATTATGACCGACTGTATCTTCAAGAAATTTATATTTTCCTGGGGTTTGCAATTTTGGTGAACACTCTAAATGCACAGGTTTTTCGCCCGTAAATTTATTTATCCATGCGTTCGCTTGATCTATACCGACTTCCTGTTGCAAAGCATATGTATGCGGATGAGCTTTATCTTTTCCTAGTGCTTCAACATTATAACCTTGTCTTCTTGCTTCATATGTCATCGCACAAGTCTGGCAGTTCTTTGAATAAATACCTGAATTGCCTTTATACTCTGGATTTACATGGTGCATATCTGCATCATCAAATGACATAGGATCAGATTTAGTATATTTAATTTGCTTCTCTAAATCTTCAACTCTTTTTGCTGCTTGTTCTTGATATTCTTTAAAGAATTTATCAAATTCAGGAGAACTTATTTTTCCAGTCCTCCATTCTGTATATTTATAAAATGAAAGTAAATTTGCTTTATTTAATTCATCTTTTAACGGCTGACTCAAACCCGCCATAGTTAAAGGAAGTTTTTCTTTAAATGCGTCAAAATCTATAACGGTTTCAGTTGCAGTTTCTTTTGCTGTTTTTTCAACTGCCGCGGTAGTAGTTTCTTTTGGTAAATACTTTTTAAGAATTTCTTCAAACTGTTTTAGATCAATTGCGTCAAGTTGACCAGTTAAATACTTATCCCATACTTCTGATGGTTTACCAAGCTTTCCAAGTTCTTTATAAAATTTATTTGCATCTGTAACATTTTGCTCTTTGATCAAATTATAAATGTTACTCATCTTTTTATCTGACCATGCTTTTGTAATCAAAACATCCGGCATTACCTGTTCTTCAAGCCAATCAGAAAATTTCATTTTTTTATGATGTTCTTTATATCGTTTAAGATAATCTTTTTTACTTTCACCGTAATGCCGCGGCAAAGGCTGTTCATTTATCCATTCATCCCATGTTAAATCTTTTTTCTTGAGTACTTCTTCTATTCTTTCTTCCAAATTATATTTTGATCCATCCACGTCAGCAATCAATGTGCATCTGCAATTATATACAAGAAACGCTTCTGCAGTAGGATCGCCTGGAAACATAATCTCATATCCATCTACTTTAAACGGTTTTCCTATTTTTTGTTTTTGTCCCATTAATTTACGGTGTTCATGCCGAGTTCTTCCATCTAAAGTAGAAATCCATGTTTGTTCTACTCCGATTCCCATTTCCTGGGCTCTTTTATATCCATCTATTCTGCCGGAATTTTGCGCACAGGTTGTAGCAGTTCTAGCTGTTCTAATCGATGCATTTTCACTCATACCGCATACTTTACGGAGTCTTTTTGCAATATCTTGATTTGATTCTCCTTGTAATATGCCTTGCGTTACTGCCTGTCTTATGTGCTTTGTATTCCATGCGAGATCTTTTGCTTCATTTACTTTATAATTTGGAAGAAGATCTGGTTTTTTTACAATCAATCGTTCTACTGTATCATGATCGTATAAAGCAAAAGACGTACTTACTCCTATTTCTCTTTCAATTTCGTATGTAGCGTAATTATGATTTAATGCGTAAACATCGCATTTTTTATCATTAATAATGGAAGTTGCAATTTCACGAGCATGCGTTAAATCGTCAGCAAGAGTTTTTTGTAAAGGAAGCCATCTTTTATCTGCCATTAACGCTTTTGCTTTCCATGCGCCATATTCTTTTTTGCTGATTTTACCAAGCTTTAATTCTTGAAGTTTTATTTTATGCTGTTCTCTAAAAAATTGATAAATTTGGCGCGCATCATTAAGATCATCTACTGTAAATAAAAAATCAAGAAGTTTTGCTGTCATATCGGCTTCTGCTTCACTATATGCCGCCGAAATTTCTCCTTCCATTGCTCCCAGTATTTCTTCTGTCGCAATGTTTCCAGCATCAAATGGATTATTTACCATAATTATTCCTCATCAATATTTATACCATTATCATTATTATCAATAGCATTATCATTGACTTCTGTTTCTATCATCGATAATTCTTCATTTGACATTTGTTTCAGTATCTCTGTAAGTTGATCGCCATCTCCTAAGATTGTGAGAATTTTTTCAGTAATATAATCTGAAGGAAGATATTCCGCGGCACTGACAACTACGGAAATATCTTCTTGCTGATTAAGTAGTTTTGATCTTGTAAAGCTATATTCACTTTCAATTCCGGCGAGTTCCATAATTGAATCAATAAAATCTCTTACGCAATATTCATAATCATCGACTTTATTATTGAGCGGTTCATATGCGGCTTTAATGACAGCAGTAACTACTGATCCACCTGATGCAAGCGCTTTTGTATCAAGCGCCATTGCATCTTCATAAAGATCTGCACGAAGTCTATCCAATAAGGCTTCACGCGATTGATACGGCGCTTCAATCGTATGAGATTCTGCCTTTACTTCATCATCTACAGTTGCCGCATGAAGTTTACGGATTCTTTCAACAAATTCACGAAGATCTACTTCATCCATTCCGCCAGCGTTTTGCAATGTCCAATAAATAATCGATGCTTCATCTACAGTATTTGCAAATCCGCCTTTTATTAAATCATAACAGTCGATTTGTTCTCTAATTCCAACAAGCGACGACTGATGAGAATCGTTTGCCCATAGCGGAACAATTGGAAATGACGGATAATTTCTACCATCTGTAATCTCAAATCCATCAGCATCATTATATGTTCCATTAATTACATATGCTGTTTTATTTTTTATGACTTCAGACGTATCAACCAGCGTTTTATCGTCCCATTTATATTCTGTGTAGCCATCTTCTTCATAAAGCGTTGCACGTAACGGTTTATCTTTATCTAACTGCCAGTATCTGATTCCTGCTCTAAGTGCTCCGGTTTCTTCATCAAATAACGGTACGAATTCTGTAAACTTAAAAACATCAATATGATCTAAATTCCAAAAACCGAATGATACCTTTTCTGTTAACGCGTATTTTCCTGCTTTTTGAAGCTGTTTATCAAAATCATATCTTGGTGTTCCTAATTTATTTTTAACGGTTTTAACGTCAAACGTTACACCATTGCCCAGCAGATATTGATTTTCCTGTGTAATAAATCTATAAAAGAAATTACTGGCCAATTTATAATTTGGTGAAAAATCATCGCGTACTGCTTTACCTGTTACTTCAAATAAAATTCTTTCATAATTTCTGATCGTTGTATTTTTCTGTTTATAATACTCATTTGCTTCTTTTGCGAATTTAAAATCATCTGAACTTTCATGTTTAAGAATTGCCTCATAAATAAATTTTGCGGTGTCTTTTCCAGATTCAATTACTTCTAATAAATCTTGGTACGTATGCATTAATCTACCTCCCGATTAAATTTTACAAGTTTCATTGTTCTTACAAAATATCTTGTTGCGTCCATATAATGATCATTTATTTTTATGGGACGATCTTCTAATTCTGTATCATCCCAAACATATCCGCCGGCTTCTTTTTTCCATTGCTGAAGCGAAGAATTATCCACTATTTTAATTAATCCTGTCTGTAATGCAACGGCTGTATCACGTATTCCATTAAGAACCTCATTCTTTGCTTTTCTTGTTTTACACCAGTCTTGTTTTTTGAGAAGGGCAATAAATGACGATGCAGATGGGTCAATAATAACTGCCAGTTTTTCAGGCGGCATAAGATCAAATTCTTTCGCATCTATCTTTTTATTTCTATATTCTGATATTACATCAGAAAATTTTTCACTTATCTCTTGCATATATTCAATATCTGTTTTTTGAATACCTTCACTTCTTCCAGAATAATAATATCCATTTACTGCATACCACGTCTTATCATTCTCGTATTTATTCCATTGAATCATCGCAAATGCATTCATGGTTCCATAGTCAACAGAAAATATAGTTTTTTCAATTTCACCTTCTGGCACAGATTTGATCATTGCTTCTTGGTACATAGGAAAAATGAGGCCTTCAGCCATTACCCACAAGCCTCTAATAAACCTATCGTAAAAAACACCAGTAAAAAGCGATTTATATCTTCTGATCATATCACTTGAAAGACTAGGATTATCTTCCATTTCAAAATGTATTCTGATCATATCTTTATCTGAAAGATTATCTATCCACCCTTCTTTAAACCAATGACTTGGTCTGTCCGGGTTACAATTAAACCAGAATTTTGATCCTTCAACAGAACATCTTCCTACTGCCTGATTAACAAATGACTCCGGCATTAATGCAACTTCATCAAAAAATACTCCTGCCAGTGTAATCCCTTGTATTAAATCCTGAGAACTTTCATCTTTACCGCCGAATAAATAAAAATCGTTTTCTACTCCCTCATAATAAATTGTAATATAATTTTCTACGCGATGTTCTTTATATCTGTAACCACGGCTCACAATGATTCTCTTTAACTGTTTTATTACATTTCTACGCAAAGCATTAATCGTCTTTCCACATAACGCAAAATTTTCTTCTTCAAAATTATCCATTGCCCAGATAATAAATGACAATGACATTACTGTAGTTTTTCCGGCTCTGATTGATCCATCGCAAATGATTCCGTCTTTATTGCAATATGGAGAAGCCGGAGTCCACCACTCTAAACCATT